CCAACCAAGCCAGCTACTACAGGTAATACCGCCGCTAATATTTCCCAATCCATCACTTCTCTTTTACTTGTATTATATACCAATTGCTTGCATGGCACAAGATACTAACACCATCATAAGACCTGTTTAAAGTGTAACTGCTTGCGCCGTCAATAGTTACACCTGAGTCTGAAGCATTAGGAATAATAGAAATAACCTTATTAGCGGCTATGGTGCTATCAGTTTGAAAGCGGAGTATACGGCCCTCATTACCTGAAACAACGGGTAAGGACAAGGTTGCAGTACCCGTACCCCCGCTCCATGTGCTAAATATCAATTGATCGCTAGCCGTCACACCTACGCTTAAAGTTGACCGCATGGTTATGCTTCTGACGGGCTGCTGTAAAAAACGCTGGAATATATTTGGCGGCATATCTCCGTCCGTTGGAGCAAAGGCGTTCCTTAATTCGTATATAGGTTCGGTCTCGTCTACTGGTGTATGGTCGTCAAATACCTGCGGTTCAGGCACACTTATATTGCTATCGCTGCTAGTCAAAAAGAACGCCTCGTATTCTGTCTGCACAGCGTCTGCACTAAAGGAGGTTTCAAAAGGAAGAAAGTCACGCGTCCCAAAGAGCATTGTGTTTAAAGGGCTAATAAAGCTTTTGTAGGTCGTTCCTCTCTTTACCCTTGTGCTAAAGTTTTGACCCGCTAACACTTCTTTTACTCCTAGCTTGTGAATTGCAAAGGTGACGCCATTATTTGCAAAGCTTAAAAAGCTATCAATCGGTTGACTTGGTGAGCTGTTATTTTCGTAAATGTTTCTGACGTCATTAAATTGACTAGATCCAATTACAACTTCGTCCTGTATTAATGACAATTGATTTAAATCTGACGTATTGGCTTCATATACAACCCTGTCACCATTCGTTAACCCTCCGTTTAATACTTGAACGGTAAAATTAGAAAGTTTGCCGTCAGCAGTTACACCCGTAACATCGGTTATAACGTTACCATCTACATCGTATCCTTCAACGTTTACCGTTATAATTGCGCCCGTCTGTGCGCTTGTTATTGGAAGCAAATCAATTACAATAGGTTGATTGTATTGCGCAAGGCTTACAACGTTTTGTGGTGTAAAAGTTAAATTATAAAATAGCCCATTGTTTTTATTTAAATAGGAAGGCAAAGGTGTAACGGGAAAGAAAAAATGTCCAGCACTTGAAGACCAAGCCGGAGCGCTAAAAGTCATTTGTTCAACGCTGTAAACATCATTAGCATTTCCGAAGCTCATCGTAGTTGGGCCAAAAGAAACAGCGTTATTATAGTACAAATTTCCAACCTTTATTTGAACTTTTAAAACTAGTCGAGCGTGTTGGTTTGCTCCTGTACTAGTTCCATCAGCGTCAAAACTATGCGTGTATTTAAATTGAAATCTAAACAATGTACCATTGTCATAAGCTAAATTATTATCAGTAATGTTTGTGCCTAGTGCTGTCTGTATAGATGTAGCGTTTAAAAACTGAGTTTCCGGCCCAATCAATGGAACGTTTGCATCAGTTCGCCAAGTACGCTGCACCTTATTTAATGGGGGCAAAAAGGTAGTAGTTGCACCTCTAAGCTTGACCATATCGCTGCCTATTGTTAGCCTTGTATTGACTGCGCTAGTTGATCCGCTAACTGTGCCGGCCTTTGTTACTGTGTGTACGTTGATAGTCACGTTATTCTTTACAGCTCCCACCGGAACAAACCAAAAATAACCTTCAGCAAAAAATACGCGTGCATTAAATGTTGTGGCTATATCTGTAAGCACGTCAAAAACTGACATGTACTGAACAAAGCCAGCTTCGTTTACATTATAAAAGGCCGCGTGGTTTACTTCTAGTTCTGTTAAAGCGTTAGCGCTTACGAATGTAGTAGGCTTAAAGTCATTCGCATATTTTAAAAATACATCTGTATTGCCATAGACGTGCAAGGCGCGTGTCTTATTTAACAGCTTTACTAAATGTTCTGCAATAGTATCCCGTCCCGTATATGCGCTACCTGCATTATTATAAAGTACATTTTTTAGATCGCCCAATTCATCTACCGCATTCATGGTATTTTGAATAGGGTATGCCTCATCTTGCAGCTCTACCTGTTCATGCAATAGCACGCCCGTCCAAAACAAAGTGTTAGCGCCGTCAGGGTCTTTAAATATACTTACCTTAAAGTCAGCGTCTTCGCTTGTCGCTAAGGCCGTTAGCATTGCCGTATGCTGTGCAACTGTTTCTGTCAGTGTAAATGTCACTTCGCTGCCTATAATTGGCTGCATTCGGTTTTCATTATCACCGCTGTAACGTAGCACAAAACCATCTGAACCTAGGTTAAACTCGGTAGCGCTGCCACCGTATCCGCTTTCGTGGATGTTTAGTTTGTAGTCCGTGCCTAGCTGATCTTTAAACTCAGCAAATAATCTTATTGGGTCTGCCATTTTAGAATCCTCTTACTCGGTTTCGGTCTATTGCATTTCGCTCACTTGTTAGCAGTATATCACGGCCTGAAATTTTACCGGTTACTTGAACAGCTTGGCCACCCATCATGCTCTGTAATTTGTCTAATGGCGCAATAACTTCAGGGTTGTTTGCTGCTCCTGAGTACTCGCCCACCATTGCCATTGTTGGCCCGCTAACAATTCCACCATCTGCAAATTTGGGAATGTTAAAGCCTGTACTCATAAAGCCTTTTAATCCCCCTACCGATTGAGCAAAGCCACCACCTACCGGACCCGTGACAGCAGATAGTAAAGCAAATACAGCAATCAAAGCCAAAGCCTTTGCTAGAACTTGCTTTAACATTGAAACCATACTTTCACGAAAGTTAAACGTGCCTTCAATTATTTGACTAAAAACCGATTGGAAACTATTAGCCATTTGCAAGCCAAAGCTTTGCATTTCTTGCCGTGTCCGTGCTAAACTTTCAGCAGCCTTTGTGGCTATGTCTTTAACCGCCGTGCCCATCTCTTGCAAACCTTGTATAACTGGCTTATTGCCTTTTGGCGTTAAAGGTGTTAGTGCTTCCATCGTTGCACCTTTAGCCCTTTGCATTGTTGTTGTTATTGTTGACGCTGCATCTGCCGTACTAGTCGCTACTTTTTGCATTCCTGTGTCAACCTCGGCTAACATTTCCTGCATCTTTAAAAGCTCTGCATTAGCGTCTTGTAATGCTTGGTTTGCCTCTCTCTGTTCCTTTATTGCTTTACCGCCAAACTTCTCTGCTATTTTATCCTTGGCTTCTTTCTCAGATTTTAACAAATCAACTAAAGCCTGCTGATCTGCAATGGCCTTTTCAACGTTTCGCTTTTGTTCTTGAAGCGTCAAATCTTTGTTTGCCTGTGCTAACTTTTCAACTGCTGTCGCTGCGTCAAGTGTTTTACTATTTAAAGCAATAAAACCAGTAACCACTAAGGCAATTCCAGTTGCAACAACTGCAAACGGATTAGTGAGCATAGCACTATTTAAAGCAAGGAAGGCTATACGTACCGCCTTGAAGCCAGTTAAAACGCTAGGTAAAACAGCTAAGACAGGGCCAACCGCCGCTGCAACCGCTAAAATTTGCAATGCAAGCTCTTTACTTTCAGGCGATAATTTTTGAATGCGCTGCGTAAAAGCCGTAAAGTCATCAATTAAATTTTTGACAACAGGAAGCAAATCCTCAGCCAAAGCAGCGCCCGCAAGTTTTAAGTTGTCTAGTGCTGTGCTAAACTTACCCGATGCCGTTTCACTTAGTCGCTCCATAGCGCCAGCAGCAAAGCCACCCTCTTGGCTAAAGCTTTGCAAGACTTCATTAAACTGATCCACGCTAACACGCCCCGCGCCAAGTTTATCGGCCGGTAATCCTGTTGCATCTGCTAATGCCGTAAATATTGGTATGCCCCGTTCTGCTAGTTGGTTTAAACTTTCTAGCTCTACCTTTCCCTTTGCGTTCACCTTTGAAAAGATTGCAGCAATCTCATCAATAGGCTGCCCACTTGTTGCAGCAATATCACCAAGAAATTGCAGTTGCTGGTTTACGTCTTCAATGCCTGAACCTGAAGCGATAAGCTGCCGCGCTGACTTGGCTACCGCTTCAATTTGAAAGGGTGTCTTTGCAGTAAACTCGTTTAAGTTAGCCATCATATCGGCGGCTTGCTTTGCTCCACCTGTCAAGCTTACAAAACTTACCTCCATGGTTTCTAGATCAGCCGCTGATTTTATCGCTGCGACTCCTAAACCAGCAATCGGCATGGTCAGGCTGCGCGTCATAGACTTACCTAGAGCCTTCGTGTTCTTGCCAAAGGTTTGCATCTTGCGCATGGAAGCGCCGAGGGCTTTATCAAATTGACGGGTCTGCGCCCCTATAGTTACAATTAAGTCATTCAGCTTTGCCATTCGTCGCGTGCTTTAATTCGTGCAATCAATTCCTCTTGTGTTAAGTTAAGCGCGTTTTGCTTTGGCTTTTCCCACGGGAACTGCATTAAATCCTTTGGGCGCAATTTACGGCCTTTCTTTAAGTGAGGTTGAAGAATCATAGAACCAAGCCACCGCGTGCGCTCCCACTCCATACGTTCCCGCATTTCTTCGTTCTCTCGGTTTGCGTCTAATGCTAGGCTTATCTCGCCAAAGGTCATAGACCAAAACGCAAATGGGGACAGGCGTAATATGCCCATCCCCATCTTAATAATATCGGCCCAGCCTATTTGCTGATCAGTGCCGTCTATGCTTTTTTTTCGCTGCTATATTCGCCGAGTACGTCAAAGCATTGCGTAACGTGTGCAAGTGTAATATAATCTTCGAACTCATTTAACTCCATATTAAAGTCAATGCCTTCAAAATCGCATCCGCATTCTACGCCGACAAAGCACAAGAACGCGCAAGCATCAGCGGACAACTTAGACGGATCGGACAAACTAAACACATTGACTTTGGATTTGCGTTCGAATTTCTTCAGCGCCTTCATAGAATAGCGAACTGGGTACTCCGTGCCGTTTATGTCTATCATGCAACTGTCTCGTCAATTGCACCGGTCAATTCAAATGTAGCTGAGTAGCTTGCTGTGTCTTCTGTACCGCCTGACTGCTCTAGGCTAGTGATAAAAGCGCTTGCTGCAAAGCTTGCTTCACCTGTTGCAAGTGTTGCCTTGCTAAACTTTAAAGAAAGTACGGCTCGCGTTTCCCACGCTGCATACAAGTCAATAAAATCTTTATTTGAAGCATCGACATAATCAATCAAACCGCTGACGCTGATGCTGCCGCTTCGCACTCCGGGCAAAAGCTCACGAAAAGCCGCGCTGTCTTTAGTTGTAATGTCAATAGTTTCCGCGTTCAAGGTCAATGAAACATCTGTTGCCGCTGCTATGAGTGTCGTGCCAATGTACACGCCTAAATCTGTGCCATTAAATATCGCCATCTTGGTCTATTTCTTTTAATTCAATATTATTTTCAGCCGCAAGATAACCCTTCGCAGCCAACTCTTTTGCAAATAACGGATGCACGCTTGGCTGATCGCCTTTTTTCCAGTTGTTACCTTCTAGCTTGCATGCCTTCGACAATGTTACTTTCATGCTTGCAATTTACTTAAAATTAAATCAATGTAAAAGTAGCAGCTTAGACTGGGTAAATAAATATCATAACGGAACGGGCTTGGTCTGAGCTGTTAAAGTTAAAAGTCATTGTTCCCGTTGAACTTGTAGTTGTCAAAGCGTTTTTTGTAGCAATGGCGACTGTTAAATCTTGGCTACCGCTTCCGACATCGTTAGAAGATTCTAAAGTCCAACCGCTTGTTGACGTTGTTACTGGGTCACCGTCCCCGCCATCAAAAGCGGTAAATGCATAAGCAAAGCCACCAACCACACCCGTAACGGCCGGAGTTGTTATAGAACTTACTCTATTTGAATTGTAATTGTCAGCGGTTGCAATAGGAGTACTAGTGTCAAAGTTCCTGAATATATGCATATATCCGCCGCCTTCAATAAAGGTTAAACTCGTGTCATATTCAACGGTAACTGATCCAGCGCTAATGTCGGACGCAGTTAAAATTTTGTATGCACAATAAATCTCTGTATCTACTCGAACGCCTGAAGGTTCTGCTTTTAAAATCTCAGTAGTCCAACCAGTAACAGCCGTAAAGCCCGTAATGGGAAAAGGATTGTCAGACGCACACATTAATACACCTAAATCACCAACCGCAGCAGAAGCATGTATATCAATAACTAGCGGGTTGTCTTCATTAAAAGGATTCTTTTCGTCAAATTCGTTACCGATATAAGTTAAAGTCCCTGCTCCGCTCGGTGCATTTTGCCCGTTAAATTTTGCTATGCTTGCTTTAGCCACACCGCTAAGGTTTGCAATGTATGTAAATTCAACATCATTAATTTTATTAATAGCCATTACGAAAGCTCGATAAAATCGTTAGACGGATCAAAATAAATTTGCCCGTTGCTGCTGTCAAGGCAATAACCAACTATGCGCACAATATCATTTGTTGCTGTTGGTGCTACGCTAGTTATTTGTCCTGCCGTAGTTGACACGTACAACTCATCTGCGATAGTACCAGTATCGTAGTCAAGCGTAAACATTCCGCGCAAAAGCATACCATCAACGTCCGGATCAGTTCCCAAAGCCAAAGCCAACAGAACGCCGCCCGCTGTGCCTGTTGCATCTGCGTCCGATAATGTCCAACTGCCGCTATTATTAAAGTAATGCAAAGCCCCTTGTGTTGTTGAGCCTGAGCCAATTTTTATTATTTCGCCGTTACTGCTGTAATGCGTTGCGGAAGTTTTTGCAAATAAAATGTTTTTGCTGTTGGTGTCTAATTCGCCTCCAAGCTGTGGCGTAGTGTCCTCTAAAATATTTTGTAAAGCAGTGTTAGCGGTTGCGCCTTGTGCGGCTGTTGCGTAGTCCGATGCATCAAAGGCTTTTACTTGTGCTAGGTTTGTTACTTCGCTATCCATCAAAGCACCCGCGGCCGTTACGTTAGCTGCATCTGTTACATCAGCGCTGGTTTCAATACCCGCTAACTTTGTTGCATCTGCTGAAGGATAACTATTTTTTGCTGTGTTAGCTGCTACTGCGGAAGCATCCGTGTAACTAATTTTTGCTGTATTCGCAGTAATTGCATTCGCTTGCCCTGTGCTTATTCCCGTTTTTGCCGTGTTGGCTGATACCGCGCTATTTGCTACTACCCTTGCATCTGTAAAATATTCGTTAGTTGTTCCTTCTGCTATATCGTCCGTATCTAATACAACCGCACCAACTGCAGTATTTACAGAAAAAACAGCATTAACTTGTGCGCCCGCTTCTATTCCTGCAAGCTTTGTAGTATTTGCAGTAACCGATGCATTTGCGTTAACTCTCGCTTCTGTAAAATATTCGTTACTTGTTCCTTCAGGTAGTCCGTCCGTATTTGTTGGGGGGGGAGATGGAATAGCAACGGGTTCAGCTATCCAAACATTATTCACGTATCTTAAAAAAGATTGATTTGACGGATTGCTTATTGAAGTGTCCGTTAAATCTTCTAGAGATTGATTCCCATTGAAGAAACCTCTAGGGCTTCCGTCATGGTTGTAAATTAATGTTTGACCCGTTGATAAACCGCTTAACGTAACATCACTTAAACCGCTTAAACTTGTCACGCCGCCTTGGGCTGTTGGTAACCATACCTGAGTGTTCGCGTCATAAGCAATTACCTGATTATCTGTTACGCCCGTAGTGTTAACGTCTGACAAATCACCAAGCTGCGCACCTGTTACAGGCGTGCCCGCTGCAATAGTTATATTATCTCTCTTAATTCGAAAGGTGTAAGTTGTTACCTGTGAATATCGGCGTGGATCGTATTCTATTTCTATATCGACGTTATTAAATTGTACGGATTCCACGTTGACGCCGTTGTATGTGCCGCTGACGCGGTCTAATGCACCGCGCACTTTGTCGGCTAAATCGGCCGCACCGTTATAGCTGTCAGAAAAGCAAATGATTTCCATGCGCACTTCATCCAACTTAGACGGGCCGTCGTGCGTGTCTTCAGGCGAAACGCCTTGTAACTGGTAAACAATAAACGGCGTGGCTGTTTCTTGCTCTGCTATCTCAGGAAAGATGTTTGTGCTGACTATATCCGTTACAGCACTTGTGCTGCTAAGTATACCATATACTGCCTTACCTACATTCATTACTTGTGTTTTTTACGTGCAACCTTTCTAATTTGAAAATCATATTTCTTCTTCATTAGCTGGTATGCCTTTGGTGCTGCTTGACTAATTGACTTAAAGAACACGCCTTTGTTTCTGTTATTGCCTTTAATAAATTGATCGTCCCCTTCTACAATGTTAGCAAACCATGCATCTGCGTCTTTAGGCGCTCTGCGTCCTACACGAGGGCCAACCCAAACTGTGCTGTGCTGGTTGTCGATAAGCCAAACCTTTATGGAACGGCGCAGAGTGCCGGCCTTTATATCTAGCTTTGCTTTCTTGCCTCTCCGTATGCGTATAGTCTCGCGTGCATCAACTATATTACTTAACATCTCTTTCTTTATCTCACGGCCGACTGCCCGATGTATGCGCTTTTGAACCTTTATGTCTTTTACCTGTTTACGCAAAGCTTTAAATTGTGCATCCAAAGGCGCTGTGTTCGCATGTATATGCTGCTTGGCCATTACGTCCCCGAGATTTGACAAAGCAAAACAAGCTGGTCGTCTCGGCCTATTTCTTCAATGCCTTGGATATTGTAATACTTAGAGTCATACAGCACGCGGTCATCTGCCTTAACTCCACGGCTGGCGGCGCTGCTTCGTATTTTAAACTTAACACGCTGCACCGGCATATCCTGATCCGTTACAATTCGCTCAGTCATGCCGATGCCGTTCTTCATCAGTTCAGCCCAAACCGTTATCAGCGTGCTGTAAGTTTGCACGCGCTCGCCGTAGGTGTTGGTGCTGGTCGTGTAACGCTGCACCGTTATTCTCCTGTCGCTTTGTCCTATTCTCATCTGTCAGATATTACGCGATACGGATTTAATAAACTGTGGATGAGGTTAGGCACTTCGCTGCTTATAGTACCGACTACCACAATATTGCGGTTCTC